TGCTGACGATGCTCAGTAAGATGGGCTAGGTCGAATGATAGATGTGGCTCTGGCATATTCTGGGGCCGTAGCCGCATATAAAATGACGGTTAAGCTGGTGAACGCTGGCCGTGAGTTGAGCGAGGTTACAGGACAGTTAAGCGAATGGTACGGGTGCGTCAGCGACATACAGAAGGCCGGTGAGCAAGCCAAGTCGCAGACGCTGTTTGAAAAGGCAAGCCAAGGGTCAGAGACGGCGGAAAAAATCGCGCTGGACAGCGTAATTCGTCAAAAGGAATTTCGGGAGAAAGAGCGAGAATTGGCGTTTTTATTGGACTACCGTTTTGGGCCAGGTACGCACAAACAGGTGGTTGAATTAAGACGCCAGATTAAGAAAGAGCGAGAGGAAACGGTGTACAAGCAGATGGAAGCTAAACGTGCAATCATTAACAACCTAGCCATTACTGTGTTGTCTGTTTTAATCTTCGGCGCGATTGGCGGCGGTGGTTACTTCGTTGGTGTTGGAGCGGGTGCATGGTGAACTTTATTAGCGCTGTTGTGTTGGCTGGGACATTGATCAAGCCCGACTTTGTTGACTGCCATTTGTGGAAACGTGTGACTGACGTGACCGGACAGCGAATATGTATTTATCGAGGTAAAAATTCGACCTACGCGCAACATTTTGTGTCTGTATCGTGGTCTGAATGCCCTAAAATGTGGCGCTGCCCGTACCAGCCAAAGAACAAGTCACGCCCGACAATTGGTGAAATCATGGACGGGATAAACGGAGGGTTCAAATGAACAAGCTGCTGGAAGATAACGCGGCACACTATGATCTGGACGGCGACGGTAAGATTACTGACGCGGACATTGAACGTGCGGAGCGGATACAGAAAAACGAGGACGGGGCGCGTAAGCACATGGCGCAGCTGCGGTTGGCTAGGGCTAGCCTGATTGGGTTGGGCGTCTACACGGTGTTATTGTTCATGCCGTTTGTACCGGACAGTCGAATCGAGCAGATCACTAAGATCAGCGATTTATTTTACATCAGCCTTTGTTCCGTCGTGTGCGCGTACATGGGGTTTTCGTCTTACATGAGTAGGAAATGATATGATTGCTGCATTGATAGGCCCATTAACGAATTTAGTCGGCAGCTGGATGGATCAAAAGACGGAAGTACAGCGTTCTAAGGCGTCTGTTGCGCGGGTCCGAGCCGAGGCGGAAAGCGCAGTTCTTGTTTCGTCGGCCACATCGCAAGCCGAGTGGGAAAAACTGATGGCCCAAGGGTCGCAGAACTCAATTAAGGACGAAATTCTGACGATTTTGTTCAGCATCCCTTTAGTTTTGGCATTCTGCGGCGAATGGGGCCGCACTGTAACCGAACAAGGTTTCTTAGCACTTGAGGCGTGTCCCGACTGGTACAAAGCGGCGTTGGGCATAATAATTTCATGTAGTTTTGCAACGAAACAAGCCACGAAATTCTTTGGAGCAAGAAAATGACAGACATATCCCAGCAACCGTTTGTAATAGACGCATCGAGCCAGTTTCCTCAAAGCGAAAAAGGGCCACCCACTGATGAAGGGTTTCGAATGTTGCTAGGCGCTTTAACGAATGGCGGTGGTCGCGGTCTAGCCGTGGACGATCTGGCGGCGCAGTATCACGATTTAAAAAATGCAGGGAATCAATTGTTTCCGACGCTTCGACCTTCAATAAAGGCGGCAATAAATGAGGCGGGTAGCGGTTTAATGACTACCTCTCTTATTGAGGCGTTGCTGGGTGATACAGGCAAGACAGTATTCACCTCTAATGAAGGCCGGAAATACTCCCATGATACACCAAAAGGTATGACGTTTAAGGAACTGCATGAACGCAGACCTGAGTTTTGGGAAGAATCTATAAATTATAATTTAGACCATATGCTCCAATCACAGAATCCGTCTTATCGAAAAGAACGCCCAGAGATACGATTGCAATTTGACGCATTACGCCAGCTATTAACCAACAGAACAGGAATGTGATATGAGCGAGTTTAGACTTAGCAAGCGATCATTGGGGCGCATGGAAGGCGTTGATTCACGGCTGGTTGCCACAGCGAAAAGGGCTATCAAGCGCAGCGTTTATGATTTTGGCGTAACGTCTGGTCTGCGATCTGAGGCCGAGCAGCGCCTATTGTTTAATCGCAAGGCCAGCCAGTGTGACGGCGTGACTAAACGCAGCAAGCATCAGGACGGCAATGCAATCGACATTGCGGTCTACATTGGGGCCAGATGTAGTTGGGAGCATAATTTGTATGATGACTGCATTGATGCCTTTCTTTCAAGCGCGAGAGAGATCGGCGGCATTGGCTTGCGCTGGGGCGGTGCGTGGCACATCGACGATATGCTAAAATATGAGGGAACGTGTGAAAACGCGCAAATGGAATACATTGATCTGCGCCGGTCGCAGGGGCGTAGACCGTTTTTAGACAGCGTTCACATAGAATGTTTTGACTACGATGAGTAAAGCCGAGGACTTAGACAAGAAGATTGCAGCGGCAAAGCGGCAGAAGAAAGCCATTGAGTGCCGCAGCAGTTTCTTGGATTTTGTAAAATACACGATGCCTGATCCTGACGATCCTGATGACATTGAGCAGTCGATGTTTAAGGACGCCAAGCATCATAGGGCGCTGGCAAAGGTGCTGGAAAAGGTCGAGAAGGGCCACATTCCGCGTCTGATTGTTTGTATGCCTCCAAGACACGGCAAGTCGGAATTGATTAGCCGTCGGTTTGTGCCGTGGATACAGGGCAAAGACCCGTATCGAAATATCATTTTTGCTACTTACAACGAAGATTTTGCAAAGGACTTTGGCGCGGACGTTCGCAACATAATGTCCATCCCGCAATACAAGCACGTTTTCCCAAACCACACATTCCGCAAGGGTGGTGCGTCCAAGTCGCGCATCCAGATGGGGGCTGGCGGCATGTCTGTATTTGTGGGCCGTGGGGGGTCGATTACAGGCCGTGGTGGTGATTTCGTTATACTTGATGACCCGATTAAGGACAGCCTTGAGGCGGGTTCTCCGACGCTACGAGAGCAGCTTTGGACTTGGTTTACGCAGGTTTTAATGACACGGCTTATGACTGCATCAGCATCTATCGTGATTGTGCAAACGCGCTGGCATGAGGATGATCTGGTTGGGCGGCTTACAGACCCCACCAATCCGCATTACACAGCCGAGGAAGCGGCCAAATGGAAGATTATTAACCTTCCCGCGCTGGCCGAGGAAGATGACCCGCTGGGGCGGCAACCAGGCGAGTTATTGTGGCCTGAACGGTTTGATATGGAATTTATGGTGGCGCAGCGACGGTTAGACCGTGCTGGCTTTTCGGCGCTGTATCAGGGCAGGCCGTCGCCCGAAGATGGCGATTTATTCCAGCGCGAAAATCTGGTGTTTTATGACCGGAAGAATTTGCCCAAGGATTTGCGGATCTATGCTGCGTCAGATCATGCGGTTGGTGTCGATAAAACGCGCAATGACGCAACCTGTTTAATGATTGTGGGCGTTGATAGTAACGACGATATTTACATCATTGATACGTGGTGGGAGAAGCAGCCAACGGATAAGGTTGTTGATGCAATGCTGGCGTTAATGCGAAAGCACAAGCCGTTAATCTGGTGGGCCGAGAAGGGGCATATCAGTAAAGCAATTGGGCCATTTTTGAAAAAGCGGATGGCCGAAGAAAAGACGTATTGCAGAATTGAGGAAGTGACACCTGTTCACAATAAAGTTCAACGGGCGCAGTCGATTTTGGGGCGCATGGCGATGAAGAAAGTGTTCCTACCAAAGCACAGTGTTTGGACGCAAAAGGCGGTTGACGAGTTGTTAAAGTTCCCGCAGTCGCGCCACGACGATTTTGTTGATACTATAGCATGGATAGGATTGGGGCTATCTCGACTAGCTGCGCCTGGTGGTGCAGTTGTGAAAGATACCAAATATCCAGAGGTCGGGACGCTGGCGTGGGTTAAGTGGGACTCAAATCAACGGCGTAAACAGCAAAGGTTGGTCAGTGCGACCGGAGGATTTTAGATGGACGAAATGTTGATAGATGATACTGACAATAAGGAAAAAGCGGAGGCAACAACCCGCCGCAAAGCCTTAGTCAGCAGCTGGACAGCTAAGATCAAGCAAGCCAAAGGCTTCCACGACAAGTCGTTTAAGACGATGAGGCGGGACATGAACGCTTGCCTAAAAGGTTTTGATGACGAGGCTTGGACTGAGGAACAGTATGTGGCAAACATACTTCAACGCCATGTTCAGCAAAGGACCGCATCGCTTTATGCCAAAAACCCCAGAGCCGTCGCGCACCGTCGCCCACGCATGGAGCATCAGATTTGGGATGGTGACACGGAAACACTGGCGGCGGCATTTTCTGCGGCGCAACAAGCAGCACAGTTGGGGATGCCGCCACCGCCACAGGCAATGATGATTATTCAAGATTACGAACAGGCAAAAAACCACAACAAGATGCTGGATAACGTGGCAAAGACCCTTGAGCATCTTTTTGACTATTACATGAAAGAGCAGCAACCAAACTTTAAGACGCAAATGAAGGCGCTGGTTCGCCGTGTTGTGACTACCGGCGTTGGCTATGTGAAGGTCGGATTTCAGCGTGATTTGGACAGGTCGCCAGAGGTTGCGGCCAAAATATCAGACGTGCAAGCGCAGCTGGATTTTGTGCGGCGTGTTTCGATGCAAGCGGCTGATGGTGACATTGAGGAAGATGATCCGCAGATCGAAGAACTGATGCTGTCGATGAAGGCGTTAATGTCCGAGGATATGATGACCGTGCGCGAAGGTCTGGTGTTTGATTTCCCCGAAGCCAACTCGATTATCATTGATCCAATGTGCCGCCAGCTGCGGGGTTTTGTTGGTGCTGCGTGGGTCGCGCACGAACTGTATTTAACGCCTGACGAAGTGATGGAAATTTATAGCGTTGACGTTAAGAATAATTACCTTTCACACGATATGAAGGGGCGTTTAACTGGTCCGAGCGATCCATACCAGAACCGCGTTAGTTACGGGGAAGTAAACGACGAGCGATCATCCGAGGGTTTGGTGCAAGTATGGGAGGTGTATGACCGAAAGACGGGCGTTCAATACTGCATTGCCAATGGACACAACGACTTCCTGCGTGAGCCAATGTCGCCTGATGTAAAGGTCGAAACATTCTGGCCGGTGTTTGCTCTGGTGTTTAACGAAGTCGAGCATCAGGATCATTTGTACCCACCGTCCGACATATCTCTGCTTCTACCGATGCAGCACGAATACAATCGGGCAAGACAGGGATTGCGTGAGCATCGACGCGCTAACCGGCCTAAATATGCTGCGCCAGCGGGTGTTTTGGAAGATGTCGATAAGGAAAAGCTGGCGACACATCCAGCCAATGCCGTGATCGAGTTGCAAGCCTTAGCAGCTGGTCAAAAGGTCAACGACGTTATCCAGCCCATCGGCCAGATCGGGATTGATCCTAACTTGTATGAAGTGCGGAGTATATTTGACGATATTCAGTTGGTTGTGGGCGCACAGGAAAGTCAGTTTGGCGGTTTGTCAAAAGCCACAGCAACCGAGACTAGCATTGCGGAATCGGCGCGTATGTCGAGCCTTGGCGCAAACGTCGATGAACTGGACGGCTTTATGTCCGAGATTACCCGCGCAGCCGGTCAGGTGTTGTTTGCGGAAATGTCGGTTGAAGAAGTCAAAAAGATAGCTGGGCCTGGTGCGGTATGGCCCGAAATGACCCGCGATCAGATCATGGAAGAAGTGTTTCTGGAAATCGAGGCGGGGTCTACTGGCAAGCCAAACCGCGCGGCGGAACTGGCGAACATCGAGCGGATTATGCCGTTCCTACTTCAAATACCAGGCATTGATCCGCAATGGCTGGCGAAAGAATTGCTCAAGCGTTTGGATGATAAGCTAGACTTAGATTCCGCGTTTGCAGACCAAATTCCAAGCATTGTTGCGATGAACCAGCAGCAACAGCCTGGTACTGGTGATCCTGCGTTGCAGGGCGCACCAGGAGGGGGCGCAGATAACGCGCCGCGCCAATTACCTTCGGGCGGAGGTCCAGCCCCGATTGGTATGATGTAACCATATCCCGCATGTTGATTGATGTGACAGACGGGAGTATAATTAAGGAAGGGACGATAATATGGTTGATGAAACCGAAGTGTTGGAAACGTCCACCGACACGCAAGAAGCAGACGTTACAGCGCCTTCGTCGAGCGTAGAAAGCGAAACTGAGGCTGATTTGCTGGCCGTCGTTCAAGACGCAATGCAGATTACCGATGATACGGACTCGCAATCCGACGAGCAAGTAACTGAGGAAGGTGTCGAAGCAGCGCCGATTGAAGATGAACCGTCCGAACCAGAGGACGATGAAACTTTCAACGACGTTCCCTTTAACGAACACCCCCGATTCAAGAAACTGATAACGGAGCGCAACGCATATAAGGAAGATGCAATACAGTATAGCAAAATCACAGGGTTCTTAGATCAGAGCAATGTGACTGCCGAAGAAGCCGCGCAAGGCTTGCAGATCATGGCACTCATGAAGCAAGACCCAGCAAAAGCACTGGAAGCATTACAGCCTTATGTACAATCTTTGTCCGAAGTCACTGGCGCGACTATGCCAGACGATATTCAAGCGCGTGTAAACGACGGGTATCTGGACGAGGACGCTGGAAAAGAACTGGCCCGAAGTCGTGGAGAAGTCGCAAGAGAGCGGCAAATGCGCGAACGAGTGGAGCAGCGACAATTTCAGCAAGAGCAAGCGCAAAGTGTCGGCCAAGTCGTATCGGCGGTGACTGATTGGGAAACGCGAACAAGGCAATCTGATCCAGATTATGAACTCAAGCAAGACGAAATGGATGACAGGGTAAAGGTACTGGTTGCGGAGAAAGGACGGCCACAGTCTGCGGATGCAGCACTGGCAATGGCTCGACAGGCTTATGATGAGGTGAACGCCCGTTATTCGCAGAAATTCCAAAACAAAAGACCGATTAAAACTGCATCTGGTGGCAAACTATCAGGAACCCCAACGCCAGAACCACAATCTTTAATGGAAGCGGTACAATCCGCTCTGGCACAAGGTTCGTAACGGAGGCTTAAATGGCTTTTTCATCGGCAGAATTGGCGAATATCGCCAACGCATCACTTGATTACTACATCAACAAGGGCAACGTGTACGCGCAGTCTTTGCAAGACAAACCGCTTCTTAAAGCAATGGACGGCGGCGCAAAGACATTTCCAGGCGGCAAAGCTGACATCAGCTTGGCGGTCAAAGGCGTCTACACAACAAGCGTTGCGGGTTATACCCACAACGGCACTGTGGCCTACAGCAACCCAGCAAATATCCAACGTGCTAACTACACTTGGAAAGAGCATCATGCTGGTATTTCGCTAACTCTGACCGAACTTAAAAAGGACGGTATCAGCGTTACGGACTCGACCACTTCATCCGGTACATCGAACCATTCTGGTCGTGACGCGACTGTGCTGGTTAATCTGTTCCAAGATAAACTGGACGATATGATGGAGGGCTACAGCAAGGGCATGAATACGTTCTTGTATGGCGACGGTACGGCGGACGCTAACGCGCTGGCTGGTATTCGCTCGATCATTGTGGACAACCCAGCCGCGTCGGGAACCACTGTCGGCGGTCTGTCCACTGTGTCAAACACGTGGTGGAGAAACCGCGCCAATGTCGCTATTTCAACTAGCGCCACTGGTCAGGAACTAATTGAGACTCTGCACGGCGAAATGCGGCAGCTGAAACGCTACGGCGGACGGCCAAACATTGCGGTTTGTGGATCAGCGTTCTTGGATCGTCTGGCTGACGAACTGCGAAGAAACGGCAACTATTCGCAGACCGGCTTTGGTCGCGGTCAAAACATCGCAATGGGCGAGATCAGCTATAACGGACTGACGTTTGTTTACGATCCTACTCTTGATGATCTGACAATCAGCGGCAAGAACCCAAGCAAGCGTTGCTACATCATGGATACGTCGAAAATCTGTATGTATTATATGGATGGCGAGAAAATGAAGCGGCACAGCCCAGCGCGTCCCGCAACACAGTACGTCATGTATCGTGCGATCACGACTACAGGCGCACTGACAGCATCCCAGCTGAACTGTCACGGTGTTTACGAAATCGCATAAACCAACGGGGGGCGGGTTTCTCGCCCTCCTTTTACTCAGGAGGAACTAATGTCTGAAACTTTTAATTGTTGCGTTGCAATCGGGGGAGACATTCGATCCGTGGTCAGTAAGGCCGACGTTTCGATTGCCGAAATTCTACTGCTGCAACACATACACGGCCCTGATGCCGTTCACCTCATTCGTCCAAGCGGGTCTAGCGACAAAGGCAACGACCAAATGCGCGACGAACTGGGGCGCGAGTATGGCGATGAGAAGATAGTCGAACTGTTTAATCAGTTTGGCGAACTGCCCAAAACATTGCGCGAAGCGCGTGTGGGCGATGAATTGATGGACCCCGTTTATCTGCATGAGCGCAATAACAAGCCGGTCAAAACGCGCAAAGCCAAGCCTAAAGCGAAGGCAGTAGCGCCTATGGCCGAAGTCGAGGAAGGCTAACATATGTCGAGAGGGACGAGTTTAGGTCAGCTAATTACCGATCTGCGATCAGAGGTCGGGCATTCGCTACAAGCATCGCTGGGTAAGTCTACGCGCGACGTTATGGTGAATATTTTGCAACGCACACAGCGGCGGTTGTGGGAGGACTACAGCTGGCCGTTCCTCTCGATCAAACGAGACATTACCATTGCAGCCGGTCAACGATATTACGACGTACCAAATGACATGGTGTTTGAGCGGATCGAGCGCATGGAAACTAAGCACGGTGATGTGTGGGGCAAGCTGCATTTTGGCATAACCGGCGAACATTATAATAACCACGACAGCGACCGTGGGGTGCGATCTTCGCCAATTCGCAGATATGACGCCTATGAAGGCAATCAGATTGAATTGTGGCCCATCCCAGCGGTCAACAGTGACGCGACAACCGGCGCTGGATCGGTTCGTGTATATGGCATTAAAAACCTATCGCCCTTTACGTCCGAGGCCCACACAGCGGATTTAGACGATCAGCTACTGGTTCTCTACGCTGCGGCTGAAATACTGGAACGCCAGAAGCAGGGCGATAGCCGAAATAAGATGGCCCAAGCCCAAGCGCACTATGCGCGTCTAAAAGCGCGGTCGGCAAAAACTGAGACATTCATCATTGGTGGTGGAGAACCTGAGAGCCTTTATCGACCCAAAGGCCCACCACTTATAGCAACAACGGGGTCTTAGATGCCGTATATTGTAGTCGAGGATTTTCGCGGCGGGTTAGACACCCGACGTATGAACGTCACCAGCACACCTGGAACGCTAACTACGTTAACCAACGCTCACATCACGCGCGGGGGCGAGATTGAAAAACGTCCAGCCTTTGTATTACTAACTGATCTTCCCGCTAACACGATTGGTCTGGCGGCAGCGGGTGGACAGATTTATGTTTTTGGCAATGAACCGGCATCAAATGTGACGTTTGCCGCCGGTACGCCATCAAATGTAAACTACCAACAATTAGTTACAGACCAAATACTGTCAAAAGTGTTGTCTGTCGATTTTTACAACGGCAAAGTATATTGTGCAGTTCAATTTACGTCTGGTGTTATTGTACACTTTTATGATGGCCAGCAAGTTCAAGATTGGTACGACGGTCGTGAGAGAGGTATATTCACAGTGACCGGCGGTACACTGGGCGGTACGGCTGCAACAATGCGGCTTCAAGTGACACAAGGCACTAACAACCCAGGCGATAATTTCCGTGTGATGCGTATTAACAATGTAGATATTATCTCATCGCCGGTTGCTCATACCGGCAATAACTCAACCACTTCGAGTAATCTTGTGACAGCTATCAATGCTGGCGGCAGCGGTTACACCGCGTCGTTGGTTGGCGCGACGGTGTACGTAACGGCCCCAACCGTAGGAATAGAATATAACGGTTATCAGATGACGGTTGAGTTCGGTGGCTCTGCAAGACTAGGTATAATGTATCCGGGGTCAATGTCCGGTGGCGAGAATAACGCTGTGACCGACGTTACGGTAGGCGGAGTTTCTATCATCGGCAGTCAGGTAAACTGGAATACGTCACATAATGCAACTGCTGAGGCTATAGCGGAGGCAATTAACAGCAATTCTTCTACGCCAAATTACGAGGCAATATCGGATGGCCCTAAAGTTATAATTATTCGCGAGACGTCAGGAAGTTTCCCTTCCGCTGTAATTGTAGTGACTTCGACCGGCGACGTAACAACTGACATCAGTACTTTCGGCCTTATGTTTGGTGGGCGAAATGATAGTTCTGATATAACAACAACCCCACCAGGGACTTATACGCCTGGACAGTTTGTTCGACCCGTCAAAAGTAAGATGTACGCGCTAAGGGACAGCTTGTTGCATTTTAGCGGCGTCGATCAGCCTACCGAATGGAATGATACCAGCGTAGGCGCTGGATTTATCAATCTGGCAAACAACGCCAAAGGCAGCGAAGATTTAAAGGCGATTGCCAACTACTTCAACAACATCGCGGTGCTGGCCGAGCAATGTGTGCAGATTTGGTTTGTTGATCCAGACGATGATTTAAACCAGCAAATCCAAGTTTTGCAAAACACTGGGACAATAGCTGCGGATAGCGTTGTAGAGTTTGGCGATAACGATGTGTTTTTTTTGGCTCTGTCCGGTATTCGCAGCCTCAGATCGAGGGATTCATCTAATGCGGCGTTTGTTGGAGACATTGGCAACCCGATTGATAGCCTGGTTGCTGCGGACATACGATCCAACCGAGATATAGCAGAGAAAGCTAAAGCTACACTTGAGAAACGCGACGGGCGTTACATGATCGCCATTGGTTCCAGAATTTACGTCTTTTCGTTTTTTCCGCAATCCAAAGTATCTGCGTGGTCGGTCTACGAACCAGGATTTACAGTAGATTTCTGGGCGTATGACGGTGAGCAAACACTGTGCCGCTCTGGTGATAAGTTGTATTCGCTGGGCGGTGTGAATGGCGATAAATACGACAACTGCACTGTCACTGTGCAATTACCCTTCTTAGATGCTGGTTCACCCGCTACCGAGAAGGATTTAACCGGTTTGGACATAACTTGTCAAAACGTGTGGGACGTGTCGATAGCTACAGACCCCAGCGACATAACAGTAACGGAAGAAGTCGCCACATTTTCTCAAACGTCCTACGGATTGGGTCGAGCAACTATGTCTGGATACTCGACGCACGTTGCGCCCAAACTGGTTTGTACGCAAAACGGCGCAGCCAAAATTGGTAATGTTGTCATTCATTATACGGGAGCAGACGCTGGATGATGTATCTTAGACCAGCCGAGCCAGAAGAAGTGTTTCACGTCGCAAAGCATATGCGAGAGCATGATTATAAAGAAATATCGTGTTTGCGCTGGGCAGAAGGGCGGGACGAGTTAGCCGCTGATTTAAGCGAAATGTATTCCAATTTTCCGAATTGTTATGTGTGCGGCGACGGCGCTGATCGCATTGCCATTATTGTTTATGTGCCTGTGCGCTCTGGCGTGTGGTCTATTGGGATGTTTGCGACTGATAACTTTCAAAAAGTCGGAGGCTATCTGACAAAGAAGATTATTCGTGAGATAATACCAATGTTGATGGATAGCGGCGCACACAGGATCGAGTGCCAATCTATTGAGGGATACGACGCAATTCATAAGTGGCTTGGTACGCTGGGATTGCGAGAGGAAAGCAAACTGCTTGGCTTTGGCAGGGACGGCGAAGATTTTTGCCAGTTTACGTGGGTCAAGAAACGGGACGGTGATTTACGGGCTTTGACAGGCCACAGGAATGGAGAACGATTATGTGCTTAGGTAATGACGGATCAGATCAAGCGGCAGCTGACGCGGCAGAAGCACGGCGTCGAGAGGATGAAAGGGTTGCTCGTATAAAGGCGGGTGCATCGAACATCAACAACGCATTTGCAAAATACGACGATGGTTTCTTTGATACTCGGCGTCAAAGTTATCTGGATTTTGCCAACCCGCAGCTGGACGATCAGTTCAAGGATGCAACGCGAGAATTGACTTTGGCTCTGGCTCGATCTGGTATTTTAAACAGTTCAGCTAAGTCGCGCAGATTTGGGGATTTGCAAACGAGTTATGACAACCAAAGTCGGGCTGTTTCTGATAAGGCAAATGAGTATGTAAACAACACACGCTCGGCCATTGAGTTGGCAAAGTCGGATTTGCTTAGTCAGAATCAGGCAATGGCTGATCCAGCACTTGCGGCTAATCTGGCGGCTAATCGAGCAACTACCGCCACCGCAATGCCAGCATATAGCCCACTCAATCAGGTGTTTGCCAGTGTCACCGAAGGCATAGCAACACAGGCTGACTTGGAGCGGCGAGGCAAGGCCAGATACCAAATGAGCGATTTGTTTGGCGGCGGTAATTCTAGCAAAGTGGTGGCATAATGTGTGATCCAGTATCAATAGGCATAACGCTTATGGCCGCAGGAACGGCGGAGCAAAACCGCAGTTCACGAAAAGCGGCCAGAGCGCGGTCCAGCGCAAAAAACAGTTACTATGAATTAAATGACGCGCTGATGGATGAAGCAGGCACGTCGCAAAAAACTAGCCAAGATACGATGGAAAAGCCAGCATTCGACGAGGGTGTGGCGGAGCAATACCAGAAGCTGCTGGAAGGCTTTACCGGCAATAACAGGTCAGTCCTGCCGACAACATCTTCCGCAGATGGCGTACCGGCTATTGTCCAGAGCGAAAACGAACTGCGAATGGCGCAAGCGGCAGCAACAAAACTCGATCTGGATAAGGGGCTTGCGGACCTCAATTCCGTGTCCAACTACCTGACAACTAAAGTCAATCCGCAGCTGAATAACAGCCGAGCGACAACCGGCATGACAGGCGGCTTTATGAAGGGCAACGCTGGTGTGCTTGGCACTGAGTTGGAAGCGGCAAATGCTCTGGCGAATAACCAATTGGCGCAGCTGATGATTGCTGGCGGTCAAACCGCAATGGGATACGGGCTGATGGGTCCGACGGGTGGAACGCCAGCGCCGACAGGCGGCTATGCGCCTTACCCACAGCGCCCATACATTCCGCAGGGATTATAAGGAACAGACCAATGGCAGCAGCAAATCCATACCAGCTTGACCCGCTACTGGCGCAGGGTTTTAGCAACCTAACTAGGGCGCTGGTAGGCGATCCACAAAGCGATGTGTACGGCGCAAAGGCTGATTTGTTGCGGCAACAGATACAGCAGAGCAAGGCGTCTGCAAATGCGTCTAACTCGCTGGCGGCGTTACGCGCCGAGCAAAAGCGTTTGGAGGCGCTTAAAACTGGTTACATGGAAACGGGTAATTCTGCGCTTGCGGCGGCTGTGGCCGACCCTGCAATAGCAGCGTCAATCGGGCAAACTCTTAATCTTGTAGCGCCTGACTCCAAACAATTTGGCCCTAGAATTGGCAACGTCGCAGGAACATCAATGCCAGCAAACATGCCAACGCAAGAGGCGTATGCTGGGTTGGTTAGGCATTTTCTGGGCGGCGGCATACCAGGCAACCCGCAACAAACCATGGCGGCAGCGCAAACTCTGGCTGACATGGGGCAGCAGTTTCAGGGCGTTGAAATGCTTAAAAGCACTGACATGGACGCTGGAAGAATGGCGCAGCTGTTGATGGGCGGTGAGTTGACCAAATACTTCGATCAAGGGTTTGCACAACAAGAAAGCCTAGATGACCTTGATGGGGTTAGATACGAAGCCGATCAGGAACGCATAGCGGCGAACAACCTTGCAGCGGCTATGTACGGGCCAGATGGCTCGGTAAGGGCTGTGGCGGAGATTGAAGGTCAAACTGATGAAAACGTTGCTGGTACACAGGCAGACAGCGCAGCAGCGGTTGCTAGGATTGAAGGAACAACCCTTAAAGCAATAGCAAAAGGCGAGGCAGTTACGAACATTGAAGTTGCCAAGCTAGACAACACATCGCGTGAAAAGATTGCCGGCCTTGAAATTAACGCTCAGAAAATCATTGCTGGTGACTTAAACATTAGCAACGAAAAAATTGCTGGCATGGGCTGGACGGCCAAAAAAGACATTGCGGCGGCTCTTAACCTGACCAGTATTGAAATAGCGAAACTGGGCAACACTACCACAGAACAGATTGCGACAGCGCGTAATTTGACTGACGTTGAAATTGCTAAACTAGGCTTTAGCTCTGCCGATGATTTGGCGAAAGCGCTTAACCTTACGTCGGTTGAGATTGCCAAATTAAAGAATGAAGCTGGCATCACAATGAACACAGCCGACAATGCGACCAATCTATCAATAGCCGAGTTGATGATGGCTAACAAATCAGAGATAGCCACCGCCGCAGACGTAGCAGCCATTCAGATGAACGACGCAGATAATGCGGCAATGCTTACAGCAAACGACGCTGACAATGTGGCTCAGACTGCAATAGCCGCAGCAGATAACGACACAGCGCTTAAAATTGCACAGGCACAAATTGACGGTAAGCCAATCATACTTAATCCTGGTCAAAGCGCGTACTCAGCGCAGGGTGGTCAGGCTGTAGCAAATGCAGCAGCAGAGCCAGACTTCACGCTGAAAGAAGGCGAAGTGCGCTTTGTCTTGCAAACTGACGGCTCATTTAAGCAAGTGCAGGGTCCAGGCAAGCCGGTGAAGTTAGTTGCTGGCGAGGGTCAGACAGTTACGCTTGTTAATTCAGAAACTGGCAAAGTGATTAAAACGGTGCAAGGCACGGCTAAGGGCGAAATCTTGACAGCCGGTGAAGGCGAAACCGTTGTCATGGTTGATAGCGCTGGTCAGGAAATTGCTAAGGTGGAAGGCAGGGCCAAAACCTTCGCGCCGAGCAGCACTGGCAATTCAACTGATGAATGGAAGTATAACGCGAATTTTGACAAAGATTTCAAAGGAATGGGACCGATTAGTTACAATGAGCAAATGACAAGCGCCGTAAAAGCAGCTGGCAACAAGGTCTTAACTGAACGAATGAAATCTGACCCCACCTTGTCCCGTCAACAGGCGTACACAGCTTTTGTGTTGCCGATGATCAGTCAAAAGATGCAAATTCATCACGGTATGCCTAATTTTGACATTCCGCTACATTTCTTTAACGGATACAGAAAAAAGATAGATTCCGTTCGCAATGATGAAACCGCGCTTGTCGAAGCGAAAAAAATGTTGATCCAGCATGCCACAACGACTCTTGGGCTAACCAGTAAGCAAGCAGGAAATGTTTACAAGCAAATCATTCGTGGAAACTAGCATGGACGATTTTTTCAACTTTGTGGAAGTGCTGCCCGAAGATCAGGATGACGATACTTTAGGCACTAGCGCCGACGATTTCTTTAACTTTAGCGATGATCCCACAGTTTCAGTAGCGCCCCAGGTTCCTCCTGCTGGGAGTGATCAGGTTGCGTCCTCCCCGTCGCTTGATCCTGCGCTGCTGGAAGATGGTATAAGCGCCGAGGAACTGGCCTCGTTAGACGCCCTGCGGACAACCAGTATTGCCGCCCAAGCAGCTACTGAAATGCCATCCGGTACGCCACACACACAAGAGGCGCTTGATCAGGGGCCGTTCTACGATGCTTCCCTACTGGAACCGGTTGTGACGCCACAAATGAGCCAAGGCCAGCCATTTGCCGGTTTGATCACGCCAGAAGATGAAACGGCTTTGGAAAAAGCGTTTTTCTCGGACAATCTTAGCGCCTTACAGGAATATGGAGTTGAGAAAACAGAGGCAGATCGAATTGGCAAAGTGTACGGCCAGCTGGGGCCAAGGCAATCAAAGCTAGACGCTAACCTAAACCCATCAATCAGTGGCATATCTGGTGTGCCTGGTAACTTTAAATACGCAACCGTGCAGGGCGATGTTCCAGTTGATGACGAATACGCAATAAAGAAAATTGCAGAAGGCAACCTGTTTCAGAAAAACAATAATGCGTTAAGTCGTGGTGTCGGCAAGGTGCGAAGCGCCTTCAACATGATGGCTCTTGAATTTAATCTGAAAAACCCTGACGAATTTGCCCGAAAAATGGGCGAGTTACACCGAATTTATCCGCAAGCCCCACCCGAAATACAAGCTGGCTTGAAGCAGATTATCGACGCAAAGACGAACAAAGACGCGATTGTTGCGATATTCAGCAACCCCAACGCGGTTATCAGCGTGGTCGGTGAGTCGCTGGTGTCCAGTATTCCAAGCATTGCGACGTTTATTGGCACGACGGCTCTGGCTGGGCCGGTTGCCGGTGCAGCAGCTGGCGGGGCGGTGAGTGGCGCAAATGAGTACGCGCTAACCTTAATCGCAGCTATCCAAGAGGCCGGTGTAAATGTTGAGGACACGGCAGCTGTCGTTGAGTTGCTAGGCAATAAAGAGTTTATGGACAAGACGCGTGAAAAGGGAGCCATAAGGGGAATGGCTATCGGCACGTTTGACGCGCTTTCAATGGGTCTGGCCGGTAAGCTAACGGCAATGGCAAGTGCGGCTGGCAAGAGCAAGCCGGTTGTTGGCGCGGCACTTACCGGTGATTTATTGGCGCAGGGCGCGTTTGGATCAATGGGCGAATTAGCTGCACAGAAAGGTGAACAATATCGCGGCCACCGTGTAGATAAAGACGGCAATCAAATACCAATATCCAGAGGCGAAATCCTGCTGGAAGGCATTGCGGAACTGATACCAGGTGGCGTTGAAATTTTGCTAACAAGCAAATCGGCCAATGAAAAGGCTCAGTACAACCAGTTAATGAAGGAATTGAATGCTGCACAAACTGATGCGGAAGCCCAGCAAATCCAAACAATGGTCCTCGATCTACTTAACCCAAGCAGCAGCGCGTACCAAGACGAAGGCGAGTTGTCCGTCAACGACGCGCGTGTTGTGGGTGAACTGGACGGGCTGGCTGAAAGAGCGATTGCGCTGGGCGGCAACAACGGCGCGTTTGGAAACGGTATCCGTAAGGCCATCGAGGCAAGCGAGAAAAACGGCACACCGATAAGGCCAGAGCAAATTGACTTTTACCGTAATAAAATCGGTGAAATGGAAGCGGAAGCAAATGCACAAATTCCAGTGCAAAAAGGTACATTTGAAGCATTTTTACTTACAGACAAATCACAAAAGCGCGATCAAACTGTAAAACTAGCCGAACTAATGGAGGGCGCAGACGCTGAAATTTTAACGCAAGTACGCGGTGAAATGGACGCGATAGCAAATAAAATTAGAGACTTAGGTTATAACTGGAAAACAGTTGGCCGCGCAGGGTTAGGAATTAACCACGAAGCAACTCAGTTGCGAAATAAAATGTCAGAACTTTCCGGTACTGCCGTTAGGCTGATCCAGAAGCAGACCGCAGCAAACCGAGGCTACAAAGAACCGTTTACAAAGCCTAAAGCCGTAGCCGCGATTGCAAAACTTGAGGAAAAAATTGCAGTTACAACAGACCCTGCCGAACTTGAGAAGTTAAATATACAGTTACGCAGAAAGAAGATGACCAATCAGGAAATAGCGGATGAAGCAGTGCTTAAAATCCGTGAAATGCTGTCAGGATTACAAGGTTCGTCAAACCAAGGCCCGTCAATCGGAACCAGCGCCCCAATACCCCCGAATGCGGATGCCGGTGTGGGTAATGCCGGTGTTGATGCAGCGCCCATCGAGGACGGTCCAGCAAAACCGCTCAATCCAGCTGGCACAGCAAACGCAGCCCTGTTTGGCGCATCGCCAACCGTTGATCCTGTAACGCCAGACGCGCCTAATCAAAAAGGTGGCAGTGAACCATTAAGTGTAAACGAGCCGTCCGAGGGCGCGATTGACGATGACCCAGCTGCGCCACAAGAGCCAAGGGCGTCTAGTGGGGCGCTTGAGCCAAATGATGACCCCACATTTATAGCTAACCAAGATTTGATCTATAATTTCGATCAGTCCGGTCCAAGAAGAATACATCCTGACGATAGAAGCGCTTTTAGGAATGCTCGGATTGCGATCCTACGAGAAGAAAACAGCGGCGGGGACGCTAAAAAGACGCTTACTAGAGCCGAGGCGCGGATTGCCGAACTAGACGAGAAACTAAAAACTGCCGTAGATGGGCAGCGCGAATTGTTGAGGTCTGAAAGGTTTCATCTGGCGGCACCGGCACTAATGGCTGTTCAACAGAAAATGCTCGGCAATAAAAAACCCTTAACAAGCGCACTAAATGATTTAGAAAAAGCCTTGGCAGAGACAGCGCCAGCCGAGCCGCCAGCAGAAGTAACGCCAGCCGAGCCGCCAGCCGAAGTAACGCCCGTTGAGCCGCCAGCCGAAGTAACGCCCGTCGAGGAAGTAAACCCGCAAGCGCCGACCGAAACCCCTGTGGGTACGGATGTAGGCAAAAAGGTGGAGTCGGTACGCACACCGCAAGGAACAGATAAATACAACGTCAAAGGCGCAGTGATTGATTTAGACGAGTTAATAGCTGCGGAAGGGCCAAACCAGCAAAACCGTGATCGAACAGTATTGGAAAGCGGCGAGACATTACGCAAAAGAGCCGCACCAGCCACAAAAGACAATGACGGGTTTGAGCCGAGACTATTGATAGATAGCGTTTTAACAAGCCAAGGCTCACCAATTATTGCCCGTAACGGCACTATCCTTGCTGGAAACGGACGCGCTATTATCCTTGATTTGGTTTACAATGAACACGCAGATACAAGCCTAGTCGAATACAAGAAAGCCCTAGTTGACGCTGGGATTACCGTCCCAGAAGGTATGAAGCGACCTGTTTATGTGCGGCAGCTGCAAGACGATATGACCATTGAAGAAATTCGCAACTTCGTTGATCGGTCTAATACGAGCGACCAAGAGGCTATGAGCGTTGAAATGGTCGCTAAGAACGATGCCGCTAGAATGAAATCCGGTGAATTTATTGGGTTGTATCGAGGGGGCGACATTACCTCTGCCGAAAATAAACAGTTTTTGATGAAGTTTCGGGAAAAGGTTGTTGATGACGCGGAAGCTAATGCGTTCAGTAGGAACGGAGAACTGACGCGACAAGGCCGCAACCGCATGGAAAACGCCATCCTAGCAGCGGCATTTGACGATCAGGCTGCGCTGTCATTGATGCTGGATAGCCCGATTAAGTCTGTTGAAAACATTACTCGCGCCTACATGAAGGCCGCGCCACGTTTGGCCCAAATTAAGGCTGGCATTGCCAGTGGCAACATCGAACCTGATTTGGACATAACCGAAAAGCTGACTGAAACTATAAAAATTATTGCTGAAATTCGCAAAACGCCCAGTAACAATTTTAAAAACAAGATGATGAAACCCGCCGAATGGTACGAAAAGGGCATGGATTTTGGCCCAGGTGGTATGGATACGCGCAAAGATGATCAGTTTATCAGGGCTTTGATCGAAGCGTTTTACAAGGATGATATGGAAACAAACCGCAAGGCTGCGGACATTGATGCGTTTCTTGAATACTTTGTTGATGAAATAATGCAAACTGGGCAAGTTGCGAATGATATGTTTGGCGCAAAGCCTGACCCAATGGGAATGATCGACTCTGCTAAAGGGAGGGTGAAAGACGATGGCAAAGAATCCGAAGGGTTCCAGTTTGAGAAACAAGTTGGCGTCCAAGGCAATGAAGCGGGTGGCAAACAAGTTCAAAGACCAAAACTGGCGGGAGGCCGCAAAAATACTGGATCGCGCCGAGGATCAAATCAAAAAAGCAATACGGAAAACGTAAGTGACAACAATCGACCCGAAAGCCAAGAGAGTGTCGAGACTGGCGTTGAACTACGGGGAACCCCCGAAGCAACGTCGGACCCCAGCGCCGTCGAAAAAGACCCAAAAGGCGCAAAGCCAGGCACGATCATGGCAAAAGTCAGCGCCAACCAAAGGCAGTCCCGATTCCTCCAAGCCTACCGTGACGCTGGATTAGACCCCAGAGTTGCAGTCAATAAGTTTAGCGCAAAGCAACAATTCACAATATTGCAAAAAATCGTTAAAGAAAAATTCGGATTTAGTTACATCGAAAAGGGTGGCGATGACGCCAAGAATGCCGTTGATAACTTGCTGGACGCATACCGCAATCTGCAAATGATGAGTCACGTTTTAGGTATTGGCAATAAGGGTATTGGTCTGGACGGATCGCTCGGACTCGCCATACCTGATCGAGCGTGGGGCGGCTATCTAGCGGCGTATTACAACAAAATGGGCGGTGATGCCGTTAACACCCAATCATCGGTTGGCAGAGTGCCAGCGCCGGTAATTGTTATGCCTGGTAAGTCAACCAGCTTTGCTCACGAATGGGGCCATGCGCTCGACTATCATATCTTAGAACGTGTTGGGGATGATTGGGGTCGGGGGATCACTGGCCGCATCAAAGGCAATTTGGCAAAAGGCGAATTTGTTTATGACAATGACGCGCCGGTTAATTTAGTTGAAGCAATGGGCGATCTGATGAACGCCATGTTCTTTGATGATGCTGAGATTGCCGCAAAGATTATGGAGATCGAGCAGAAGATTGCTAAAGCCGAAGCAACTATGGCGAAAAAAAGAACGACGGTTGAGCCGAAGTATTTAGCCCCGTTACGCCAAAGCCTAAAGACACTCATTCAAGGCGGGACCAGAGCCAAGGTCGGCAAAAGCGGATACAAGGCCGACGTTCTAAAGTTCATGGAGCTCAACAAGCAGGGCGATTACTGGATACGCCCGACGGAAATGTTTGCGCGTGTCATGGAAATGTACGTGGCGCACAAAGTCACCGGCTTGGGCAATACGGCATCAACAGAGTTTATCGCCAGCACGAAAGAAGCATACGAATTAACGATGGATCAGGTTGTCGGCGGTGATGACCGTCTGGCCCTTACATACGTCAACCAGCCAGACCGTGACCGCATTTACCTTGCAATGGACCGCCTGTTTGATGTGCTGCGCGAAGATATGTTTAGCGGCCCAGCGGCTGATAAGCCTGGTGACAATGATATGATCGACGCGCACGACGATTTTCATGCTGGCATGTCTGCGGAACTTACAACAGCTGAAAAGCGCGGATGGTTTGAAAACGAAAAGCGGGTTTGGCGAGTTTCCAGCCAGAAGATAAAAGAGTTGAAGGCGCGGCCCAGTGAGTATTTTTCGGCTACCATGACGCGCGGCGGGGTTTACGGAATGGCACCACCCGCATTAGAGAAGTGGCTAAAGACCGGCATGATTATGCTGGAAGATAACGTATTAGCGCAGTACATCAGCACGAAACGCGGCCACTTGTTTACGCTTGCTGCGCGGTACAAAAACAACAAAGCTGCCAAGGATATGATTGAGAAGATCATCGAGCGTGTGGCAAGTGATCCTGGTTCTCTGGATGATCGAGTAACGCTGGAAGGCGGTACGTTTGAGGAAGCGGTGCGGAGAGAAGGTCGGCGGTTCACCTCGATGTTCAAACGCGTAATCGACAAACACGAAATTGATGACATAAACGCAGACCAGATGCAGCAACTGCGCTTGCTGCTGACCAGTGACAAAGCTGCATACGACCAGCTGACGAATAGTGTAGACGATCAGCGCATACTTTCGGCGGCTGCGGAACTGCGGACTAAGCTACTCAATCCAATTTACGATTATATGCGGCGAAACAATCTGGACGTAAACTATGTGCCAGACGGCGGGTATATGCCGCGCTTGATGGACAGCGTGAAGGCGCTCGATAATCTGAATGCGTTTAAATACGGCGAAGGCAACAATGAAACTGACAAGGGCAACGGTACGCGGGGCGCTTATCACCTTTATGCCAATGTGGTCTATGAGAACGAACTGGGCGTGTTGGAAGAAGGCGATATGGAGCAGATCGCAGAAATGCTTAAAATGGCAAGGCCGTTGCTTGCGGGAAATTACATCGGTGAGAACACTGACCTTGCCGGTGCTATCGAACAGCTGAAAGCCAAAGTTAAAGAGATTCAAGAACTGCAAGACGCACAAGAGCAATCAGACGATCCCGATGACTTTATAGATACCATTGCAGAACTGGCCGACGGAATCAGCCAATTACACGCAGAAGTCTATGAGGATATGAAATCACCATACGGCGAAGCGCAATCGAACCGTTGGTTTGAGCGTATGCAGCAAGCGACAGGTATGGATTTAGAGGCGCAATCTGTTACTGGCAGCTTCACCAAATCGCGCAAGTTGCCGATGGAAGCTGACGCCTACATGAGCGAATTTTATCTTGATCCGGTTGAAAGCCTAACGTCCTATATTCCGTCCGTTGTCCGCAAAGTCGAGTACAACAAGCGGTTTGGTACGCACCTAGTCCCGACAGGCTTTAAGCAGCACAAAGGCGCTCAGACGATCCCTGGAATGCCGCCACCGCCGCGCAGCTACCTTGATTACCTATTGGAGATAGAAGGCGCTCAGAAGGCGGGAATGAAGGGCCATGAGTTACAAGAAATACGCTTCATTGTGGAGGCCGTAACCGGAACGCAATCAAGCACTGGAAGCAGCGGCAAGGCGGTTAAGACGGCAAACTATGTCCACGCATATGGCACTATGACACTACTGCCACGCGCTGTTCTATCGTCCCTATCCGAAGCTATGACTGTCGGCATCCAGACCGGCGATGTTAAAGACGGCATACGGACAATGGGGTATTCGTTTGGCGAAGGCATCCGAATGATCCAAGGCTCCGGTAAGGCGCAACGTGCTTACAATGTGCAGCTGGCAAACATACTGGGCGTGATAGACGATCCCAATGTGGGCGAAATGGTGGCGAACCGGTTGGGCGGCACGGTTGCCGAAGATCCGAAATTAAACGCGCGTATGAGCCGGTTTTTTGTTCGCACTGGCCTAATGGGTTTTACTAATGCCCAACGTCGAGCCACAATGCGTATAGGATTTCAATTTTTCTCTGAACTAGCTGGCGAAATACAAAATCCGATTGACGCCAAAACCAAAAAACGCGCCGAAGAAACATTGCAGGATTTAGGAATTGCCAAGGAATATCAAAAGTCGTTCAGCGAATGGCTGGTCAACGCCTTTGAGGAAAAAAGTGATTATGGCTTGATCCGTCGCTTTACTGGCACAGACCATAAAATGTTTAAGGGTGACATTGGCAAGCTAAAGATCGAGGAAGTGATTAACAAATCTGGCGAACAAACTGACTTTGGCGCGATGCTGTCCACGGCCATGTTGCGGTTTGTGGATTTAGGAATAGCAGACCCAAAGATTATCGACAGGCCAAAATATGCCGAGCATCCAGTGGGTAGAATTGTTTATGGCATTCAAAGTTTTATTGCCGCATTTACGCGAGGCGTACATTTTCACATGCTCAAGCGGGTTGCGCGAGAATACAAAAACAATGGGGCCGTATCTGCTACAACAATAATGGTTACGCAAAATCTGGTTCCAGCTGTCGGCTTGTTCGCTGGGCATATGCTGTTTTCCACTTTGCGCGAGGCGCTGCTAAACCAAGACAAGTGGAAAGAAGAAGAAGAAAAAGACAATTTGGTTCCCTACTTAACTAAGCTGTCGGCATCCCGATCTGGCGTTTACGGTCGCTTTGATCCTGTGGTCAACGCAGTTTCATCAATCAGGTATCAAGCTGACCTCACAAACATTCTGGTCGGATCAACGCCCAGCTACTATGCTAAAGCGCTCATGCGAATGGCTGGCATTGGAATTGATAACAGCGAGAACACAGTTTCAGCGGAGTACCAAGCAGCGCGTGGCGCATATGACATTCTTGTGCCAGGGTTTGCGGCATACATGGCGACCAGCAGCAAGCTAGGTCCGGTGCTGGGGGCATTTGCTGGCACGACGGCTGCGGTGGCTTCAAGCCCTACCGCGAAGCACTGGATACTGAGAAACATTATCCACCAGATGACAGGCGAGTATTATCAAACCGGTGGCGATGGACGCAAAAAGGGAAGCGGTAGAGGGACAGTATATGACCGTTAAGGACGCACGGCTGGCGGTGGATCGGGAGATCGAGCGGATCACTGGAAGGCAAAATAGTGTGCTGTCGGGTCTGGTGATTGATCTGATACGCGAAGTTCGACATGAATTGCGGTTGCATGACTACGGCACAGATTACAGCGCAAGAAAAAACCTGTCGATTGGTGATTCCGTATATAGATCAATGGAGTAGGAAAAGCGCAGATAGTGCTTGTTGAACCAGAATAGAGGTGTAGATCGACACTATCTACAGTTATTACAGTTCAAAGATAAAATCTGTAGGGTACTGTAGGGTACAAATGACAGCACGTTTTGCGCTGTACGGCACGGAAGCGCTGTCATTTGTGCTGTTGATTTTTGTCAGTCAGGAAACAACATCATCAAGGTAATCTGGCGTCAGGTGAATGTAGTTTTTCCGCACGGTGTCCTCAGTATCGCCCATAAAGGCCGCGACCTTCGCCATATCCTTACCGGCTAGAGCGGCGTTAGTAGCCCATGTGTGGCGGAATACGTGCGGTGTAAGTCCCTTTATGCCAAGCCCATCAGCAATCCTTTTAAGGCCGTACTGAACGTCTGTCGTGCTATCCAGCACAAACTCGTTAGTCTTTTCTGCCTGATACTGTTCAAGCAATGGCCGCAACCGGCTAGACACTGGGAGCGGCGGTCTGACTTTGCGCGTCTGAGCGCGACCCTCTGGATTAAAGAAAATGCGCCCCTTGCCAATCTCCAGCCTCACTTGCGGCCATTGCAACTCGATGATTGCAGACTTGCGTTGGGCAGTCTCCATTGCCAAAACGATGAACCGGCATTCTCTGGCCCTGCAATTTTCTGGCGCTGTGGCGTATTGCCAAAGCCGGTCTAATTCGTCTGGGCTAAATACTCGATTGCGTGGTGGGCTGGCCTCTGGCGGCTCGATAAATGGTATTATGTGTTCTGGTAATCGCCGTTCACGCGGCTCGACCTTTTTCCTCATAAAGTTAAAGCAAGCGATCAATTCTTTCATTTCGTGCTGAATGGTGGAGTTCGCTGCACCCCACCCTTTGCGGCCTGTGATTTGTGCCGACCGGCGCAACTCGATGTATGTTGCAGAGTCTTTCCGAGTAATCTGACCGACACGCATTTTGCCAAAATATGTTTTTAAATTGTTTACGACTGACACATAGCGGTCCTCAGTCATCATGCGACCACTGATCCACTGATCCATCCAGTAGTCCAAGCAATCTTCGACATACGGGTCATCCTCGACCAGCTGGGCCTTACGTTTGGCTTCTAGCCATCCCTCAAATCTATGCTCTGCTCTAAATAAATCTTTAGTCCGTAAACTCTTTCTTCGGCTGCGACCCCCTTCCGAGTAGACGGCGTAATAGTTGCCGCTGACGTCTGGTTCAAGTCGAGGGGGGAGTCGTTTTGCCATCTGCGCCTCTTGATGTAAAATTGTACGGATGATGCTGGTATACGAATTGTCCGGTCTGTCGGCCTGATCGTCGGTAGATGGTCCGAGAGTCGAAGGCGTTTGACTGTACGAATCGACACGCCAAGCAATGACGCAACCTGCCTTTGTGTCAGCAGGTTGTCGGTCATTCGTCTGTGGTGTCAAGCGCAGCCATAACCGCCATCGCCGTAGCAGTAGACACGCGCTGGTTAATCGTCAGCCACATTTGCGACGAATCGCCATCAACAGCGCGCAGCTGGAACGTCGGATCTTCAATCGAAATCGCTTGGGCGGCGTAGTTGGGAAATAAGTCATCCGGTTCGATGCTCAACGCCTCGGCTATTTTCTCAAGATTTTGTGGCGTTGGTACGCTGCGACCCCGCACATATTGCGATATGCTGTCACGACCAAGGCCAGACTTACGTGCCAAATCGGATTGATTAAGGCGTTGTTTAAGTAGCTGGTCGTACAATCGACGGCCAAATTCCTGCTTGCGGATCATCTTATTAGACAAATCCACTTCATCGTTTTTTCGCGGTTCTGTTCGCGTAGTGAAGGTTTTGCTCATAACATTTCCAGGTTTAAAAGTTTACAGGTTGTAGGTACACTTATGAAGGTATCGACAGTTTGTCTACTAAATAATTTACGGAACCTTTGTCAAGAAAAAGATAATTATGCCAGCTGGTATTTTAGCAATTGACATATTGGCGGCTATCGTCGATTTGTGGTGGCAAGCAAAATCAACAAAAAGTATCAAACTGAGGCAGACGTGGATTTACAGGTAAAGAAAATTGTCCGTGACTTCGGCGGCATGACGGCTTGCGCTAGATTGCTAACAGATCACGGATGCCCAATCACAGCCGATGGCGTTGATAAATGGCGTCGTCGCGGCAGTATCCCCACCAGATCATTGATCGCTCTGACAAAGATCGCGCATAAGCGGCGGCAGAGGTTTGATTTGCTGGATTATATTTCATAAAAACAGTGGAGAGGACTATGGATAAAACTGAAAAAAATCACGGCGGATTGTCACGGCGGGGTAAACCTAAATCGCATTACCCAACAGAGAAACGAAACGTGCTTTACCTTCTGTATGGCGGGCGCTCTGGCTCAAAGGAAAATCAAGCAATACAAGCAATGAGAGCATCTGCTTCGCTTACCACACCTTCTGTAGCAGCATCAGGCGCAACGACTGTCTGGGCTAACGGGCCAGCGGCCCCACCGGTGACGCATGGATAATGTTCACAAACTACATCTTAACAAGTGCGATTGCTTTAACTGCGGAATAAGTCAGGAACTGGACGAGTTTGACCGTGACTTAAATGCAGAACCTGATTTCAGCAACGGTACTGGAATAATGTTGGAGCGGGTAGGACAGATCGCGCAAAGTGAGTATGTCAGCAAAAAACAGCGATTAAAAGCTAATGAAATTATGGAAAGGCATTCGGCTACATTGCGAATTATAATGAATGTTTTACGCGACGTTCATAAAAATAAGTACCCCGAAGCTGTTTTGAGCAAAAGCGATCAATTTATCAAATACTGGACGGGAAAAGAAGCGCGGAGTGCGTTTAAGTGATTGTGTGGGCTGTCGATCCAGGTCTGAAAGGCGCTCTCGCGCGTTTGGATATGTACGTCGGCAGCCTACTCATTTACGATATGCCAATCATCAGCACCGACTATTTGAAGGCTGGCAAAAAGAAAAAGCGAAATATTGTTGATGCAAAAGGAGTATATGAAATTTTAAAAGACGAAAAATATAGAGCGATCTTCATTGAACAGGTTGGCGCTCGACCAGGCCAAGGCGTCACTTCGATGTTTGGCTTTGGTCGATCATTGGGCGTAGTAGTTGGTGTTGCCGCTGCGCTGGACATGCCAACAACAATGGTAAGGCCGCAAGAATGGCAGAAAGCGGTCGGCGCGAAAGGCAAAGACGGATCGAGGCAACGCGCCAAGGAAGTGTTCCCCGCCTTTGCGGATTTATTTAAACGAAAAAAGGATGACGGCAGATCGGATGCGGCTCTGCTGGCGTACTATTCAACTTTTTGTGGATTGAGTGTAGATTGATATGACTGACACTAACGGATTTATTATGCACGGCCTAGACAGAGTAAGCGTATCTCAGACAAACCGATTTCGAGATGACCCTTCGGGCTGGTGCGTGAGCGCATTCCACAAAATTCGGTTTCCGAGTGGATGGGCTGCGGAGCAGGGCAAGGCGGTCGAGGCTGGCGTGGATGCTGGACTTTATGAAGGTATTGCGACCGAGGATTGCGTGGAGATAGCTGTCGAGCGGCTAAAGGCCGAGTGCATGATGTTTCCTGACAAACCGCAGGAATTAAACAAGCGCATTCCGATTATGACCCGCATGGTCAGCTACGCGCTAGAGCAGCTTGAAGTGCTGGGTAAGCCAGACATGCCACCGGAAGGCAGTAGGCAGTGGGAAGTCAATGTGCCTATCCGCTTCAAGGATGGACCGGCTGGTGTGATCGGCAACAAGGGTTTTCTGGACTATAAGTGGACCGTCACGGACGAATTGCGTGAACGCGCTGCAAAGCAAATGGATTTGTCTGACGTTGATGTGCTGGTTGTCGATTTGAAAACAACGTCAAAAGCGCCGAGTGATTGGGGTGTTAATCACGGTATCCAAGCAGCCGTGTACGAGCAAAGCGTTCTTTTGGAAGATGCTTGCATCGGGGTGCAGCGCAAGCGCGTACAGGTCAAATTCTTGTACTGCCTGACACGACAGAAAGACCCGTATTTGTGGCTCACTATGGAAGATAGCGAGGAATATATAAAGGTATTGTGCCGAACCATCCGCCAGATGGATGCGTTTTTATCGTTGAGCGATGACAAGGATAAGCTGTTGGCCGCCATGCCGCACAATCCCGACACGTTCTATTGGTCAAATGCACAAGACATATCACAGAAATATTACGGGTGATCGGGATGGGTTACGCGCAGCAGACGCCACCAGTGACGAAGAATTTCTGTGGAGACGAGTTTTACAGCAAGCAGTCACGGATGCCGACAACCTATTCCATTCAACGTCTACAAAACGAAATCGAGCGACGGAGGCAATCGGTTGGTTGCTGTCCGACGATCACAACTTTGATATGGTCTGCACCCTTGCGGGGACCGACGCAGCCATATTTCGCAGATCGGTCCAACAACACTTGTTGGCCCGTTACACGCCCGAACAAATTGGGCCAATCGCAATCAGCTATAAGGAAAAACAAATGCTGAACTTTATCGAAACGAGCGGCGGAAATGCTTTCATCAGGTACAGTGTGGAGGACAACGAGTGGAACAGATCGAGCGAGGATGGCAGTTTACAGCCTGTGGATTTTTCATCCGCGCCCGTCCTGATTGACATTGAAAAGATTCAACAAGGATGGCTCAAGTTGCAGTCAGGGCGCGATTGGTTGCCGTGGCCCAACAATGACAGCACCAAAGTACCGCAGCCTGACGAAAAAGGCGCTGATGGCAAGCCTGTCTACAAGCAGGGCTTTAGCGTCATGTTTTACTCGACCAAGCTGTTTGGCGACGAACCGGCGCGGGAACTCTGTACCAGCGGGGCTGGGTTAATCAAATTCGTTCAAGCGCTTTATGGCGCGACGGAAGGCGAATTTGGCAAAGACAAAGTGCCAGCTGTCAAAATTACCGGATCAACCAAAGTTAAAATGGGAAAAGGCAATTCACGCATTCCGACGTTTGAGGTCGTGAAGTGGGTGGACCGGCCCGACGAACTCAGCGCAGCTTCTCCCTCTCCCGTTGCTGCGGCTGTAGCAACATCTTCGCCTGATGTTGCGTCAGATACCGCTCCCGATGAGGATTTTGGTATCTGATTACTTGGGGGGCAAGAGGCTGTGGGTATGCCAGACGTTGATCGTCTCAGCGCCCGACTTTTGCTAACTTGCCCCCCCCTTTTTTAAATTCAACACGGGTGGAAACGTGGAAAAAACAAAAACAGATTGGGCGCATTACTGGCACGGACTCGGTTTCTCCGTTGTTCCTGTCCACTATGTCAAGCCTGACGGCTCATGCAGCTGCGCGGCGGCTAAAGATTGCCCGTCACCAGGCAAGCACCCTGCGCCCGACCGGTGGAAGCGATACCAAACGAAACGCGCTGACGCCGACACGCTGGAAATATGGTTTGATGGCCGTTTCAAAGATCATAACTTGGGCGTTGTGACCGGAAAAATTAGCGGAAACGTATTTGTTTTAGACGTTGATGTGGGCGAGGGCAAACCTGGACCCGAAAATCTGGATGACCTGTGCATGGCAAACGATGACTTGCCAGACACGCTAGAACAAATCACTGGATCAGGCGGCAAGCACTACTTTTTCCGCGCACCGATGGATGCCGAGATAATTACCGGCAAGGACGTTTTAGGCCGTGGTCTGGATACGCGCGGCGAAGGCGGGTTTGTCGTGGTCGCGCCCAGCAATCACAAGAGCGGCAACCTTTATAACCTAAACGGACACGCCAGCCATGAAATCGAGGCGTCACCGGAATGGTTACGCAATCTAACGCTCACCGCTAACCGATTGAATGCTGACAGCAGCTTGCAGGACACCACAGAGAACCGCTGGGGCGATCTAACGGATGGCCGAGAAGGCTACATGGTGCAGCTGATCCTTGGGACGATCCGAACTTGGTGGACAACTAAAGGGGAACTGCCAAACGTCGAGCAGCTGATTGATGACTGTTGGCCCACCTATCGGGACAAAGTGCTGGCGCGTGGACGCGATTTGGACAGCGACGGGCGGGGATTGGCCCTGTTTAAAAAGAAGTGCTGGTATCAGCTACAGAGAGCAAAGAATAACGAACTCCGCATTCTGCAAAACGTGGCCGCAGGATCGGAAATGGATTCACCGGAAGTCACTCCGCCGGTGGATGGGCAAGGGGCGGCGGTTTCTCCACCCGTTACGCCGTCCCTGCGCCTAAAAGATTGGGGCATGAGCCGTTATCAGGGCGAAGCGCCAGAGCAAGAGTGGCTAATCGAAAACATACTGCCGCGCCGTATTCCAGGTTTAATCGCCAGCATTGGCGGATTGGGTAAATCGTTTGTGTTGCTCGATTTGTGCGTCAAGGTCGCTGGCGGCGATCAGGAACTGCATCAAGAGTTTGCGCTGGGCGGTCGAGTAGCGCAAAACGGCAAGGTCGTGTGTTTAGGGGCCGAGGATAGCGCCAACAGCGTCCACCGCCGCATTCAGTCGATATGCACACCAGCGCAGCTGGATCGAGCAATGGATAACCTGTTTGTTGTTCCGCTTCCTGATGCCGGTGGGCCAATCCCGTTGATACACAATCTGATGGGCCAGTATTCGGCAACAGCGCAGTACATGGATATACGGCAGCAGCTTGTCGATATGGGCGATGTGGCGTTGATTGTCATTGATCCGCTTCAAGCATTCGCACACGCCGACATAAACCAAGACCCAGCAGCCGCGCAATTCTGGTGGTCGTTGATGGCTGAACTTTGCGCGACAACCGACAGCACGATCCTTATCGCGCATCACATGCGGAAAGAAGGCACGTTTGCCATCAAGAAGTCCAGCCAAGCGCGGGAGGCAATTCGCGGAACAACGGCGCTGGTGG